TAGACTGGGCAAGACCACTAAACTCCGCCCAGGATTGGGTACTGCCGTTTCTGACGGACATCTTCCACAAATCGTAGGCAGAAGCAGACGACAAAAGACCAGACTGATTGTTAAGATTGATACTGATTCCGTATATGGTGAGGAAACCAGCAGGGTCGAAGATGGTCTGGGCAGACATCGGTTTGCGGACGTTGATAATCAACAAATCTGGGATCTGATTAATCTGGAGATTGCTTGTGGTAAGGGTTCCCTTTGCTCCCGAAGCAATTGTCGGATTATTTGCACTTGCCGTAAGGTACCTAGGGAAGTCCATGTAGGGCACGATGTTTTTGGTTTGTATCAAGTCAGATGGTTGAGTGCTGAGGAACTTGAAAAGGAGAGCAGGAGCAGATGTGCTAAATGACGCTAGAGGATTTACAACCGTTCCTGGGGTACCAGGGACACCAGGGAGGAGGGGTGGGAAAATAGCGGTGAATAACCCATCGCCAGCAAGGGGGTCACCCAGTGTGATTTGCTGATTAACACCTGTTCGGATGTAGTTGGTGTATGCGGTACTTGTGGTCATTGCGGAACAGAGGCGACTGGCGGTAGCATCAACGTTCAAAGTGAACGCCATATTGTTAATGCCTAAAAATCCCTGTTGGTTATACTCGGGGTTGCCGTAGATGAAAGGCGACAAAAAGAGGGGTTCGGACACCACAGTCGTGAGGACGACGGAGATGATGTCACCAGGGGTAGCAGTTCCGACTGGGGTCTGTTTATCAACAGTAGCACTATTGACTTGTAAGACACCGTTGACGTACCATCTTACGACTTGCAGAGGGAAAGCACCACGAGGTACTTGGTCGACATCGTAAGAAGCGTTCGTGTATCCTGCTAAAGGATTGTTGTTGGCATCAAACCCACCATTATACACACCATATGCCTGATCGGGCAACGATGGGGTGGTGGAGTTCCATCTGTATAATTCTCTGCTGTCGTTCATTCTCATTATAGACGGCAATACATCTTTCATATTGATTGAGCATGTGGTATTGTTAATCTGGACGGTAGCGGTGGATAAGAGTTCATTGAAAGGAAACGCCTGAAGTGAGAAACCAGTTCCGATGGAGAAAGGGGCATCGCCAGCGGGGACACCAGTACAATTTACAGTAAAGGTCAGACCCGTATTGACGAGGACATCTCTTCCTATAACGACGTTCTCGGAGGGAACCTGCACGTTAAAAATAAGGGCAGAGTTGGAAGACGAAGTGGAAGGGAAACGCTGATAGGTACACTGGGACGCTCCTGACTTGACGGCAAAGTCGATGTCGGAGGTAATATCGCCGATGACGGAATCTTTGACTAGTACAGTTTTGAAGTCGGACATTTTATAAAATAGGTTAATACTTTATTTTATAAAACTTCTGCTAATTAGATGGACTTTGGAAAGTTGGTCTTCCCGCATGTATCTTTCTTAATAAAGGCAATCTTGAGGGTCACCGTTCCGCCACTTTGAAGTCTAAATGGGATAAGGTTCCCAGTTCGGAGGCGATAGAAGATTTCTAAATCAATATTGAAAAGGGGACGATTGCCGTAAAGGGTCACATATCGATACTGGGCGGACGGCAAATATACGAGGTTGGGTCGGTAGGATCCTGTATCGGATACTAAATCCGTGATAATGTTGGCGATGGCACTGTTGTTGCCCCCTAAAGACAGTTGGACACCATTATTAAAAATAAGAGGAGTGCTGACTTGATTCGGATTAATGGGCAGGGTATTTGATATAAATACCAGCGACTGAATGGGTGTCCATGCCGAGGTCGTGCTACATTCTTGATAGAGGCAGATTGCCGTCCATACTGGGTCGCCGTTGGCGGGGGTGATGACCTGCAGATTGGTGCTTCCCTTATTAAACGGAAGCAATTGGAAGTTGCGACCTTGGATATTCAAAGGGGTCAATTCATATCCTAAATATCTGGCGGGGAAGGACTCGAACAACGAGAATAGAGGGGCATTCATATAGATCTGGATGGGTGTAATGCCTGACGAAGGATTCATATCATACCCCTGTACATCTGCGAAAAGAGTGCCTGATGACGACGTTGTATCCCAGTCAATATAGGGTGGTTCGGCAGATGGTAAGACTCCTCCTGCTGTGACTACCTGTGCTGATAAACTGGTGAATGCCTGCTCGTATGCCCTTCCGACTATTGCTAAAAAGAAGGTGTAAGAGTAGCAATTGTAGTACCCCGTGTCGTTGACTTGTGTGCCCGTTGTTGACTGATTTGGTGGGACTGGTATCGGTGCAGAGAGGTCTTGGGGTGTCCAGTCGAGGAACTGTTGTGCTACATATGTCACTCCTGTGCTTGCGAGAAAGTAGGAAAGTGTGACCGAATAAATGGTTAGATTGACGTTGCCTTGGTTTGGTTGAATTGATGGAATGAATACAGGCAGTGTCCCTGTGTCCACTGTAAATCGCAGAATAGATAAGTAATAATCCTCAGGCACACTTACAAAAGGCATGTCCCTCTGTTCGTTATAGTAGAAGACAGGAGGTTGCGTCGTGGTGCTCTGGAAGTTGGTCACCGTGACATCGTAATAAACCTGATCTGGATTAGTATCGTTCTTAATGACGTTGAACTGCGACATATTTATATAATGCCTATATAAATATATTGATGGATTTTTTTATTAGGTGCGAAGTGCGAAGTGCGTTTTGCGTGGAAGAGTGTTCCAATGGATTTTGATTTTTTCTGTGGAAAAAAATTGTTTCTCACGGGCGGACTCTCTAAACTAAATCGCACTTCGCACTTCGCACTTTGTTATAAATGAATATAATGGTTAAACAGCAACAGTATAGGAAGGAGATGCCTTAATGATGTATGGCATCGTGTATCCTTTGAGAGAGAAGTTGTTGACCGTGATCGGCACGACGATCGCATCGTTGGCATTTATAGACTGAATGTCCAATGCGTTAAGTGTGACTGTACCACCCGAGAATGTAGAGGATGGATTCTCATTGACGAATGATGTTGCTCCTAGCACGTTTGAGATGGATGTTCCACTCGGATTGCTCTCATACACCGACGAACTGATTGTTCCGCTAAACGTGAGTGTGCCGTTCGTTAGAGGTATCGCCGTGTCGGGAAGATTCTGGACGATTAATGGTGGAAAAACAAGAGAACCAGTTATATCTGATGGTGTTATTGTCCCTGCATTTACAGCACTACCTAAAATGTAATTATCGGTTAAGTCTGGGACATTGAAGTGCTCAGCATCGACTTGCCCGTAGATGATGCCGATGCTGTCAAACAGATATGGATAGTCCGTAATCAGGACGCTAGCACCGTCACAGAGCAAAAAGGTGTGGGGAACCGCTACAGCAGAGCAATACGGTAATATTGCTCCTACAGGTAGTCCGAAATTAGGGTCGTTTGCTATTGAATTGGATGCCGACATTTATATTAAATAGAGATATTTTATTGCGATGCCCTGATAATATACTGAATTGCTATCGTGTTGGGAGTTGCACCCACGATAGTCACCGCCGACGCCACGACTGGGTCGCCTGCGTGGGCGTTTAATTGACCCGTTGTTGTTCCCGTCACGCCTACGTTGGTCTGCATATCTTGACCGTTCGCATACACCGCATTATTGGACGACCCAGACCCGTCTGCCTTTTGCGTACTTGAATTGGTCTGCCCTGTCCCGTTGAGATTGCCCGAAGCACTAAAAACGGTGATGTCGGTGGAGAAGGCGGGCATGTTGGCGACATCGATATTAAAAGAGGCAGTTGAAGCACCGACTGTTGACGCTGGTACTATCGTCGGCGTCGTCCCTCCGCCTATAATTCCTCCGACTAAATTGGGTGTGTTAGTGCCTCCCAACAAAGATGCTAAAATAGGGTATGTTGCCCCACTGAAAGCACCACCGTTGCAGAGAAGGTATTTCGGTGGTAGGACTTGTCCTGCGAATGCGATGATAGTGCCTATTGGGACTGGAAATCCTGATGATCCTCTTGAATTAGATATGGACATTTATATTATAGGTATATATTTTTTAAAAAACAAATCCACTCAACCAACCCGCATTTTTATTTTCATACTGAGGTGCGGGAAACTGGGGAACAACGGCGGGTGCTAATTGCTGAGGGTCATACGACACCTGTGTTGCCTTGATGATGTGGATAAATAAAATACCAGCGGGGGTCACATCGCCGAGGTTCACTGTCGCAACGCAGGGAACTGGGGCGACGGGCGGTGTATAAAAGGGGGAAACTCCTCCCGTTATTGCTACGGAAAATGTGGTACGTGTCGACGAGTTCGACTTGGTGAACTCTGTTATAGTACCGTTGTCACCGCCGATGTTGTTGGCGTTGTTGTGCTGGTAGAGAGATGGTGTGGTTGCAGGGTCAAATGCGATGTTTGAAGTAAAATCTGCGAGAGTCATCGTCGGCAGATTTGCTGTCGCCAGCGGGATGTCCTCTGTGAATGTGACGGCAGGTGGAGGGACAGGGTTAAGTGCCCCAGGTTTCGTATAAGGGTTAGTGACTAAATCGGGCACCCTAAAGAACCCTGCCGTTTCACCTCCCGTGTTGAATGTTGTGCCTAATAATCCTGCCAACTCGGGGTATAAGACGGTATTGTACTCAGCACCATTACAGGCAAGGAATCCAGCAGGTATCTGTGCTGTTGAAACCGCAACAAAAGGTAAAATTGCTCCGACTGGGATAGGGTATCCATTAGATCCGTAAGAGTTAGACATTATATAATAAGGGCAGAGGATTTATTATTGAGATTCTCTTAAAATTGAACTCTTTTTTTGCATTTTTACAAGGAGTATAAAATAAAATAATAATATTTAAGTAATCGCCATTTATTTAAGGATAAATAAAAAATTGAAACAGAATCTGACCCTTGTCTGAGAGTTATAAAATTGAACACCTAAAAACAGAACAATCTGAGAGCAAAATAACTGAAACAACTAACCCTGAAAAATTGAAATCTTTATTCTACAGAATACAGACTACAAAATACAAAACCACACACTATTAAATTATTGAACGACCCCTTAAAAATTGATCTCTTTTCCAAATCTATAACTGAAGGTAAAATAATAAACAAAACAGTAAAGCAAACGAAAATGAACTCAAATAACAACAACAACAACAGACTTTGTCGCAACGGTCAGACTGACGACCTCAACGCCTGCAGGGGACAGGTCGCAGATGGTAATGAATACGGACTCTGCCACGCCTGTGAACTTAAAAGACGGCAAGATGCCCTCGATGAGATATTTGCCCGCCACAACATGTCGGCATCCGCATCCACAGACGACGTCATCGACCACTGTGAAAAATGCCATCGGGACATCCACGTGGGTGAGCGTACATACATCCAGCGTACCCACTCGATCCGTGAAGAGGACGGCGAGGATATGGTAGAAGACATGCTGGTGTGCTCTGACTGTGACCGAGGCGACGCAGTGGCAGGCAGACAAGTGGGACGGGTCATCCGACGCACCGCTGGCGGACGGGTACGGACGATGCCCGCACACAGAGGCGTGGACTGCACGGTATGCGGTCGGACAATATACGACGGTACAGGCACAGTGTGCTCTGGGT